GGGCTGTAGCATCCGCCGCTACACTGGCATCCCCAACAACACCCGTACCCGCCACCCCTGTGACCGAGACATTAGCCGCAGCGTTTATGGATACCGTACCCACCGCTCCGGTGCTTTCTAAGCCAGTTACCGGGGCATTAGCGTCCGCGGTTACCGTAGCTGATCCGACTTCTCCCGTTCCAGTAACACCTGTTACCGAAACAGTAGCTCCAGCGCTTACGGCGGCGGTACCGACTTCTCCCGTTCCAGCAACACCGGACGGATATATATTGGCATCTGCTGATATGGAAACAGAACCAACATTTCCGGTAGCTTCTATTCCAGAAGGGTATACATTAGCGGCAGCTATTATGCTGACGGAACCTACCTCACCTGCTGCAGACACCCCAGTAACAGGGGCGTTGGCATCGGCCTGTATAAGGACAGTGCCTACTGCGCCAGTAGACTCAACTCCAGTAGGAAATACGTTGGCGGCTGCATTTATGGTTACGGTTCCGACCGCACCCGTAGCTTCTACGCCAGTAGCGGGCGCATTAGCCCCCGCAGTTACTGTTACAGAACCTACCTGACCAGTCGCGCCAACATTACTTATGGAACCTTCGCCCCAGGCGAGTTGGTCCCAAGTGCCGCGTCCCCAGCCAGTAAAGGGGACGACGACATTAGACATTACGCTATCCTGATAATCGCGTTACTAGCGTCAGCAGTTGGGAATACAACAGTAAAATCACCCGCTGTGGATGTTTTATCTGCTCCAAAATCAAGAACAACTACTGCTGGATTAGTAACCGCTATAGAGGTTGTGTTTGGCGTTGAATTGTAAATCAAAGCTCCTCTAGCTGTAATGGTAGCGGTAGTCCATGTCTCGTCTGCAAAATCCGTAAAAGCGGTTGTACCACTGGTAGTAGGATCAACATTTGTAAGAGACTGACCCCCTGCTGAATATCCCGTACCACTAACTTCGTTAGTAGCAGAATAAGCGGTAGTAGTAGCATCCAACGTAGCCGAAGATGTATATAAAGCCATATACATAGTATCGGCACCATTAGCGAAGTCATGAACTCCAAAAAGTAACTCCTTCTTGAAGGAGGTACACATAAAATTTCCTGTAAAAGCCATATCAAATTCTCCTTATTAATTCAGCCAAATCTTTATGCCCGGCATCGCATAACGCATTATAAACCGTTGTCCTATCACTTCTAATAGCTTCACGCATATAAAAAGCAACCACTTTCTCAAGGTGCTTTTTAAATGCTCGCGCTTGATCCCGGATAGCCGGATCAGCGGTGTCTGATATAGAAATGATTTTATCCGCGCAACGTTCTGCTACTTCATCTGGAGTAAAACCACGGTTTTCTGTCGTTCTAACATCTACTTTAAAAGTAGGAACAATATCTATATTTAATGACGGAATACTCATTGTTTAGCCCTAATAACCATTCCAGTGCGGTATTCGTCAGTAACTTCTTTAGCTTCTCCGAACATCTTCAATCCAACAAGAGATTCCGCAAAACGTTTTTCGTAAGACGCCATCAAATCTGGTTCACCTTTCATATAAATATAAGCTTCCAAAAGACTACCGTATAACATCGCTATTTGAGCGTTTTCACTTAACCAGGTTGTACCGCTGTCAGACCCTGCTGTCAGACTTGCAGGTCTGTAAAAATAATGTAATTCAACGGCATATCCACTATTTGGAGTTGGACTAATAATAAAATTATCGATATCAAATACAGCATAATATCTTGGATCGCCCGTGGTCGTTCCATTAGGATTAAACGTCTGCACAAAATCCGCATCTTTAAACTCTAAAAAGACATGTTCGCTACTAGCATTAACAAAAGATAAGGAAAATGGCGCTAGAAAATCAGTGGGACATGCTAAATATTTATTAGCGTTAGTCAAACTTCCAGATACGTTTTTTCTAAACAAGCTTAATTGGACGTTTTTTAATATACGTTCTTCTGCTTGTTGTATAAATACTGGCAAATTATTCACAAAAGACGTTTCATCGTTCTCTGTGTAATCTTGTATTGCCTGTTTTAATTGTCCGTAAGTAAAACTCATGATGTAGTCACCGTAACTGTACCTACTTGTCCAAATCCGGTAGCAGGTCTTAAATTTTCATTTTCTACCAAGGGAACACCAACATATACATCCAAAGGCTCAACCCTGTCTGGTCTAGCGTTTTGCAACGCTTGCGGATCTACTACCTTCCTAAACGGCCCTAATTGAGGGTGTTTAGGCTCATATTCATCTGGTCCGACTAACAGTCCGTTCCACTCACGCTTCATAACTCGGTACGGATATCTCTGACCAGATCGATCAGAAATAGCCCACGAGTCTTTGCCTGACGCAAACTTAGCCATTAACCGGCCCTATAATATGAATACTTAGGAACAACATTGAACGAAGCTCGGTCTCGATCTTCTTCCGCGGCCCTTTGAAACTCTTCTTCATATACGGCCTTTAACAGTTGTACGCGTTGAGGATTTTTCTTCAAAGCTATGTAATAAGCTAATCCTGCGGCTAAACAGGGATAAAACCTAAACGGTAAATCCATAGTATTCGTAAACGTATCGGCGTCATCCATACGAGTCAAAGCATCATAATACACGGTGTAAGTTGTAGAACTATCCGGTACAGGCCACAATTTTAAATTAGGTGTAAGTTGTCTATCTAAAAAGAATTGATTAGGTCTTCCTGTTGTAGTCTTAGTTGGGATTGTCAGATACTCGTCTCGACTCAATCTTTCCAATGAGTAATCTGTACCAGAAACTCGTACTACTACAGACAAAACATCAATAACGTCTGTACTAAGATCATATTCCCCGTCATTAGCCACCAAAGTTAATGAGCGTTGCTTGATAGTCCATTGATTTAGACCACGGTTAGCCCAATCCGCAAGCAAAAGATTAAGAGATCTTTTAGCTGTTTTGAGATCATAACCGGTTCTAACCTCTAAGCCACAGCGCTCAAAAGCTTCTTCGATGTAATCTGCTACATCTAATTCGAAGTTCTTGCTGCCCGAAGTGCTCATGTTGTAGCTTTCTTAGTTTTCTTAACTTTCTTTGGTTTTTTGGCCGTTTTTGCCGCCTCTTTAAAAGCTTTAGCTGTTGGAGCGCCCTTAGTACCGGGTTTTCTCATCGTTTCTTTGCTACCAGCTTTAATACGCTCTTGTTTAGCGTGAATGTTTGCATATAAACCTTTAGAAGCAGCCATTTTTAACCTCCTAACAGTTTATGAACCATAGGGGCTATAAAAATTAAAACCACAATCCCCCACATCATTTTTTTCAACCAAAGAAGTTCTTCTTTTTGGTCATCCAAGCGTTCTTCAATACGTTGATATCGAAGATCACACTTCATTTCATGTTGGGCTAGTTTAGCTAAAACTTCTTCAGGACTCATATCATCACCACGCTTTACACGACCAATATCTTGCGGAAAATTTATCTGAAGCGCTCGCGCAGTTGTGCCGCGCCCTGAAACTTTTCCTACGGGACGGTTGGTCTTTTTTGATAGACATGTTCGGATCACCGAACCTAACAATCCTGACTTGGTCACCTTTTTTAGCCAAGACAGCAGATTTTTTTGTCCCTCCGGGAGTTCTTTTTGGTTTGTTATATCCAGCAAAGGTTTCTCCTCTATAACTTAAACGACCGGAAGGTAATCTTTTAACATTTTTCGTAGAAGCCATTACAAGTTGCTCCCGTTTTGAATGTAAACAAACTCCATTGCCGCGGAGACATTAAAGTCAACCGACCCTGAAGAAGAATACGCCCTCATTTCTAAGTCTGTTTTTTCTGTGAACTCTAACGGGAAAGTATAAAACTGTTCGTGCGCCCCATCTGTAAGAGTAAATCTTTCCTTTATCTGAAAGACCTCTCCATACGGTCTAGCAACAAGACTAGCATTCAAAATGGCTGGGGTGTTAGTAGACGTGCCTGTGGACAAACTCATCTTTGTAAGGAATCCTGTATATCCTGCGGGAACTGTCCAAAGGGCCATCAATGTTTGGTTATCACCATCCCCATTTATGGTCAGGTAAATATTAGCTGGAACCCCAGAAGTAACCGTACCTGTACCTGCGTAAAGTGTGCCCGCGTTTGCGCCACCACTACCTGCACTGCGAACAATGCCGCGATTTATACGCAGATAAGATTTTGTGGTATTAACAGCCGTTTGCCCGTTCAAGGTGACAACTTCGTTTATTTCGTTGTAATCGGCGTCTAGGCCAAAAACTTCTACTGTTCTTGCACCAGTTCCTGCGGCAGTGTC